ACGTCATCTGGAAGGGTCGTGCTACTACCTGGCACATTACCCTGTCCTGCCATCTGGCCGTTTATGTAAACATTATTAGCGTTTACATCCATGCGGTCTAGTCTGGTAACTGACATTTTATCCTGGTCTAAACGTAATCCTTTTTCAGCAAAAAGCGTCTCAATAGGAATTTTAATATTAAGCTGTTTGAGTAATTCTTGGATGCGTGCGATAGTGCCAGGCCAATCAGCGAATGGGTCATCTACCATCGTGTCTAGGCTATCGAGAAGTGAAGCTAATTCAGCCGTAGCGGCCTGAGCTTTAATTAACTGACCTTCTAGGATTAAAGCGCGTTTTACGTCTTCATCTAGAATAGCTTGCATAAGTTCTAAACGTAGGCGTTCTTCTTCGTTAATTTGTCCAGCTAGACCAGCGGCTATCTGAATTCTATCCATCTCAAAGCGCTTAGCTATTTCACCTAATAAACCTTCTTCTTTTTTCTTTTTGTTTAGCGCTTCTTGTGCCTTAACTTGTTTCTTGGTTAGTGCTAGCAATTCTTTAGCGCGTTTCGCTGCATCGGCTTCGGCTTTTGCACGCGCCTTATCTATTTTAACCTGGCTATCAGTAGAGCCAGAAATGGTCATAGGTGTACTAAAAGGACCTGGTTTTGATTTACCTAATTGTCCAATAGCCGTTAATGGCGCGAATGGGTCTAGGTTCTTAAATATATCTAAAACCGTACGGCCATATGTTCCTATGTCCTTAAAACCTGCTATAAGAGTAGCTACGCCACGCGTTACATCTGCAATTGACTCTCCGAATTTATCCATCGCAGTTATACCGCCAGCGATACCTTGCTCACCTGACAATATGCTAAATGCGTCTACTAAACCTTTTCCTACGGTTTCTTGCATATTGGCGTATGCGACATTCAGCATATTGACTTTACCTGCAAAAGTGTCTAAGTATGCTGCGTTTTGCCCTGTAAATTGCTTAACCAGAACTTCTTGAATTTCTGCAAAACCAGCAGTCTGTAATTCTGCTGTAGAAAGACCAGTATTATATTTAGCTAAACTTCTTGTCTGTCCTACATATGCTTTCGTCAAATCCGCTGCAACAGTGCCTAAACTCTGGCCCGAACCAGCCGCCATTTCTATAGCTAAACCTAGAAGTTCTTGAGATTTAGTAACTGAGCCAGTCGTCGTAATTAAACGCTGGAAAGCTGGGCGTAGTTCGTCATCTAATACGCCAGTGGCGCTTTCGACGTCCGCCAGGTAACTAGCCACACGAGCGTCTTCAAAAGCTAGACCTAGATTACCTAAAGTCTGACTTAGCCTGGATGCTGCGCGCTCATCTTCTTTAAATGCCTTAACGGAAGCTTTACCGAATTGGACTATTTCACGAACAGATAAAGCGCCTAATAAAGTCTTGCCTAATTCCTTAAATGTAGAGTTAAGAGACGTGCTAGCTTTCTCAGCGTTCTTAAATCCTTTGTCTTTGAACTCTGAGGCTATATCTATACGAATAGCTGGCATTATGCAGCCTTTCTAACTGTGGCACGCTCATCAAGTAGTTTAGATGCCTTGTCAATAGCCTTAAACACCGCGTCTAGCGCTTTACCTTGATTGTCTGCATAAGCGGCATAAAGTAAACGACCCTTACCGCGGCTAAACTTGTCGTACTGTTTAAGCGGTCCAATATCATTCATCGCGCCTACAAATATACGACCAGCATTAGGGTTATTGCTCTGTCCGATATTTTGTGAACCCTGGCCATAACGACGTCCAGCCTTTTGTGTGCGTCCATAAGGATTAACACGGCCAGCAGTTTCAACAATCACGCCTACAGCATCGCTGTTAAGTAAAGAATATAAAGATGAAAAACCTAAACGATTCCGTTTTGTCGCACCCATTTTATAAGTAATACCGCGGCGTACCATCGCACCATCATATTTAGGAAATGCTCTGGTCTTAGAAGTACGGCTAATAGGGTCGCCGCCTTTATCGTTCCAGTTATACAAATTGCCTGGAGCCATCCCAGGCACTTTAGCTTTAGCGGCGCTTGTGACTTCTCTGAGAGCTACGCGAATTTCCGCGTCCATTTGTTTACGTAGGTCAGGTGCGTATTTCTTCAAAGCTTTCTTAAGCTCTGGTACGCCGCTTACTACGACTGGCATTATCTCGCTCTCTCGCCTGTTGTTTTAAGACTTCATAAAAAGCCTTTAACAACGCTTTATCCATGTTAATAAACTCGCTAGGCGCGATACCCGTGTGTATCGAAAGCTGGGCTATCCGATACGTAAAAGTATCGCGCGTTAGCCATTTGGGAAATCGTCCGCCGCAACCTCAACAGAGGATAGAGTTTCCAAGAATTGTAAACCGAAAGGTTTAACATCTGGAGCATCTGCGCGACGGAGACATTCCCAGGCTAGCCAGTAAATATGTTCTTGCTTTTCATCTTCTCTAAAAGCTTTGTGAAAGCCTTTACGAAAATGTTGTTCGAACGCGTACTCTATGGCTGGAGTAATTTCGTGCTTACTCTGTGTGCCATCTGCCCTAGTAATTCTTAAGCTAGCCATTTTTGCCCCTATCTAATTTTTACCAGGTACCGCTATCGGCAACTGTTACTGCTGAATTTACCGTGAAAGTAATATCCATTACTGCAATATCACCTGTCGCACCGTTAATAGGTGTGAGATTGTTGACCAACAAATCGCCAGTCCAGAGCTTGTTAGTCGCTGAGACTGCTGTAACTTTGTCCTGGATTAGTTTCCATGCCACGGTTGTACCGTAAGCATCTGACAATGTATCAAGGACAGAAGTAGCAGCCTGGTCATTTAGGAATGACACTGTAAGTGTGGCAGACTCAAGTCCTTTTACGAACTTGTGAGCTGTATCACCCATAGCTGTAACTTCAAGCTCGTCAAAAGCTTGATTTAGTGTGACAGAAGTCACGTGGTCGGACAAATCTACAGAGTTAATCTTTAGTCCGACTTTGTTATTTAGCGTAATCGCCATGATTACTCCTCGTCTTTCTTAGTTGGTTTTGTTTCTTTCTTTTCTGCAACGGGCTTAACCTGGCCAATCTTAGCAAGGAAAGCTTCTCGCTCTTTGTCTACCTCAGCCATGTTAGCTCCAATCCGAGAGTATGCTGATAGTTACCTCGCCTGAGAGTAGCTCTCCTGCCGTCCCTTGTAGAACTGCTGGCGCGGTAAAAGTTCCGATACTGTAAGCAAGACTAGATGCTTCTAACTTGTTTACAATGTTTAGGTAATAATCTTCTATGTTAATTAGGTTTCCCTGGTTATCGAACATAGGCGCTAAAACGATAAGCTTAAAGTTAACCTTAGGCTTAACGGTTTTGTAATGGTCATTAGACGGCTCGATATAAGGGTCACCTGGCTCTATAACAATACTGTTAGCCAGAGGACTGGCAGGTGGGAAGGAAAACACCTGCCAGCTCGTGTTATCACTTAGAGCAGCCGCGATTGTTCCACGAAGGGTAGAGATAGCTGACATTACCCGACCTGACCGCCTGGGGCTAAGTGTTCCGCAAGTAAACCGCGTACACGTGCCATAAGGGTATTACCCATACGGTACGGCGAAGGCTGAAAGTCTGGCGAAATACCACCAGCGTTAGAAGTCTGTCGAGCTTGCCATATATCTACTGCAATCATAAGAGAAGCCTGGCGTACTTCGTCTAAAGTTGAGAAATCTGTAAATTCGCCATCATAAGCGTAGCCGTATGGCGCTAAATCTTGTTTAGGTATTGTTGTTAGGTGAGCCGTAGAAAAACTAACGGTATATTCGGAAGTCTCAGTAATTGTCTTGCTTCCGTTAAAATGTTGTCCACAATTCTCGACTGTAATAGTCTGACCGACATAAAAACTATGTGCGTATTGAAAATATAACTTACCGACGCCAGCTTCATTACTACGGGCAATAGCCACCTGGCGATTGAAATTTAATTTAGCCTTAACAATGTTTTCTGCAGCCTGGCACACATCTTCTACAGTTGCAGAATTGTAAAGAGCACCGATACCTAAAGCTGAGCGTAATTCCGCTTCAGTTACGTATGTGGCTGGCATTGTTGTCCTTTCTAATGTTAGCCCCAGCAGCTAGGGCTGAGCTGCTGGGGTAACTCGACTACTTACTAGGAGAGGTTGAAGCGACGAACACCCTTACCGCTCTTAGCGACATAAATCGCAAGATAGCCGTAAAGGTTAATTTCGATTTCACCTGAAGTAAGAACGTTAACGCGTAGGTTGGTTGTTGGGGACTCCCAGCAATAAACCGAACCTGGTGCAACAAGAAACGCAGACTCGTCAACGATGCCAGATACGGCGATATTGTGGTCTACGATGAGGTCAGTACCGAGAACGTTTCCGCGAACGGAAGTAGGTACAGCCTGTCCTGCTGCGTTGAATTGTGGTGATGCAACTGAGTAAAGTGGACGCTGTGAACCGTCTACGTAACTCATGATGGAAGCCCACTGGTCTGTAGATGCTACAAGCTTGTTAGCGAAATCTCCGCCAGTTCCCTTATATGCAGCAGCAGCTTCGGTTGAAATGAAGCTTTGTAGACCAGCAGCGGTAGCAGCTACACCAGTAGCTTGTGTACCGTTAGCAGTGAAAGCTGCAATAAGCGCGTTATCTGTCGCCTTCTCGTATGCCTTGCGGAGTTCGACCATCAAAAGTTCCATAAAGCTAGGAGATGAGCGGTCGATGAGCTCAAAACTTACGCGATTTAGACCACTGAATTTTTCAACAGTTACCGTGTCGTATGCAGAAGTCATGCCAGTTTCGGATGGTGCTGAGCCTTCGTTTGTATCTGCAACTGTTGGTGCTGCGTTAGGTGTTGCGTTATTTACGTAAAGACGTGGGACGGTGAAGGACATTCCCTCAGCGATAAGTGCGTTACGTGTTACAGCTTCAAAAGCTGGACGACCAGTAAAGGTGTCAGTAATGAAGGTGTTGAGGTGCTGAGGAAGTGTCAGACCTGTGTTAGTGCTTGTTGAGTCATCCGCAGCGCGAACGAGCTGGCGTGCGTTATCATCACCGAGAGCGGCCTTAATGTTCGCTTCGAGATATTGTGCGCCAGTCATAGGTGCGATGCGTGGTTGTGCGTACACGCGCGGTGTAGCTGCTGTAACCTTAGGAGCTGAGGCTTCTACCGCAGGGGTTTCTACCTCAGGTGCTACGGCTACGGTGTCTGGAGTTTTCTCCACGACAGCCTCGCTTTCTGTTGGTTGGTTTTCTTCTTCTTTCGCTTCTTCCGTTTCGGATGCAGCGACTTCTTTAATCTCAGCCGACTTAAATGCAGGATTTGAGACTAATGAAACTTCTACTAGTTTTGCAGCTAACACGTGGATTACTCCGTTAGCTGGGCGTGAGTCAATTACTTCTACGCCTACAGACATACCCGTTTTTAATCCTTCGCTTGCTTCGATTAGCGCGTCACTTGCTTTAGTGCTGGCGCTTAGCTTAAACGTGCCGTACCAGCCGTCTTCTGTAGCTTCAATAGATTGAGCGCGGCCTAATCTAACTTTATCGTTATGTTCTTCTAAAAAGAGAACTTTCTTCGGGTCGTCTACTTGGATTGACCCGCGCTCAAAAATTACTTTACCAGCGGAAGTATGTCCTACTTCGCCTACTGGTGCTATTTTTCCGCTAATGGTACGACGTGCTGAGTCAGCAGCCGTAATTTCGCTAGAGAATGTTAGTTTCATTTACGTTATTTCCGTTCGGTGTCAAATCTTCCATCTCCATAGCTTGCTCTACAGAAATGAGCCCTAGCGATAACAGCTTCTCAATTACATTCAATCTTTCCATAGCATCACTGCGTAGGAATGTGTCATCTATTGCAAAACGCACGATATTACCGCGCGGTGTAATGTCATCCATCGAAAGTCTATCTTCAATAGCAGAATAGAACGGACGAAGTGACAAATCTACGAACTGTTTACGCTCGTCAATTACATTAGCGTAAGTCATGCTGTTATTCATTTCAGCAGATAAATACCATGCTGGTACATTCATCATACGAGCAATTTGAGTAGCCATAAATTGAGCAGACTCGTTATAGGTCATGTCCTTAGGTGAAAACTGTGTAACCTGATAATCTAAAGTAGAAGTCATGTATGCAGTGCTACGGTTCTTACGTGATTTTTCAAATGCGTTAAGAATTCCGAGAGCTTCAGCTTCTCCAATATCTGCACCAGTATTTTTAATTACACCAGTAGGCATTGGAGTAGCTACAGCAGTAGCAGTTGCTTTTTCTAAATCTACAGCAGCGCGTATAGTACGTGCTCCACGAACAAGAACTCCCTCATCGCCTAACGATTGGAAGGTGACAAGCGAACCTAGTCCAGACATAGGGACTGGATTACCGTTTACGTAATATTGTGTAATGAATTCTGTGTACAGGTCTGTATTGAATGTAACGCGTGTATTGGGGACCCACTCGAAAGAAAGTGGACGTCCATCGAGCTCGCTAACGCTCGTTACTTGCCAAAATGCTTGGCCGTAGAAGATAAGACTGTCAACAGTCCAAGCCAATGTTACAGAACGTGGTTGAGCAGGTGATGGTTGACGAACCCATGCTGGCACGTTGTCAATTTCTTCACCAGTAGAGTCACGATAAACTTCTAATGGTGTGCTGGCGATAATGCCTTTAATTAGTGATGCTGCGCGTGCAACGCTAGGGACGCTCATAGCATCACTGCGAGAAATGTTACCGACTACTGTCGGTGCAATCGTCCAATTTTCCGACATAATCTGCGGCGCGTTTTGCGCTTCGATTTTAGTCGGACGGAAACGGTCAAAGAGTCCCATTCAGGATAGGATACCATACAAAACGGACATAAGGTACATATTACACGGCAAGGATTACAGGTTTACTTTGTGGCTTTTGTAACTGGTGTACGACCAT